CCAAGTTACTGAAACAACTCGAGCTTAATGACGCGTTGTTAGTGACGGCGAAGCCAAGTAAAGGCCAAATTAAACGCAATGAGAAACTCTGGAATAGGGACAACGTCAAGCGCAATGGCGTAGACGGCTATGCTTTGGTCGTCGGTTCGCGCACGATTATAGCGCAGCGACCGGCCGAAGTCGCATTCAATGGCCCTGAGGTGTTCGTAGCACACGAGCGCCTCAAAACCGTTTTCCACCCACGTTTGTGGGAGCGTTCGCCCGCCTGGTATGGCGCGGACTCGAGTGATCCGAATGGGTTTTACGTTTATGTAATTTATGGGCCCATAACCGACGTCGAGTTCGCGGAGGCGGCTACTTACTTGGAGACCCTCAATCAGGAGGTGCTGGCGGCTTTGTTTGCCGGCGATGATTCATCATTGCTGGCTCGCCTGCGCCTTTTCGATAAAGAAACCAAATCCTACGTCAGTTTGTCAAATGACGGTGATTTTGGAAAATACGATGTCTCCCAGTTCGAAGTCGTCCAGAAGGCTGGCCTCGCCCCTCTTTCATTGGTGGGATTGTCACGTGAGGTTAAAGAAAACCTGGTGGAAGAGACAGTCGTTTCGAACCTGTTCGTTTCCCGTGTCTCCGGAGCGAGAGTTGTTGTCTCCACGGAGGACGGCGTTATGCAGACGGGTTCCAGCGCGACGACTGCAAAGAACACCTCTGACAATGCGGTTGGGACGTTGGACGTGATCCGGTCTCTCGGTGGCATGCGTTTTCTTCGTGCCGCTTACAACGACCCTCAGAAAGCTACGGCTTCTTATGCGAGCGCTTTTCTTGATCGCGGATTAAAGATGAAGGCGAAGTTCGCGCGGTCATTTACGGGAGCGACCTTTTTGAAGCATGTCCTCATACCTTCTGAGAAGAATTTGTGCAACTCGGGAACGACTGTGTTCCTGGCTCTTATGTTGCCCTCTCAGATTCTGAAACGCGGTATCACTATTCGTGACCCGCGGCAGATTTATAAGCAGACTATGAGGATATCGCTTATGTGTTACCTCCGTGATGCCGCGATGGGCCTATGCCACGCATGGTTACCTCCTATGTTGGAGGCTTTCCGCGTCAAGTACGCTGGCTTATTCCCGTTGGTCACCGGGCGCGCCTTTGATCCTGAAGACATCTATCGCATGTCCAGTCAACCCGGCGTTTATCGAGGTTATCCCAAGTACATGTGGGAGCCGAATCGCCAGGCCTTGTATCTTTGGGGCAAGGAGCGCTACGGAGATTCGTGGGAAGGCCATGAAGTCGTCGCCGGTATGATATTGGCAGCACCGCATTTGTGCTTCATTGAGCATCCGCTCTTTGAAGCGCTAGCTGTCGCCGACTACGCCTAAGGGTGGGGGCTTAGCCCCCTAGGCTGCACATTTTCGTGGAGGGAGTGCAGAGGGTACGATGCGCCAGCGAAGCATTCGGGAGATCACAATCGTTCGTGACGATATAAAACATCACGCATGAATGTCGACAAGAAGTCCGACACCAAAAGCCCAGCCAAAAACCCAACGGCAACCACGCAGCGCGTCAAAGACCTCATCGAGCGAGTCAAGAAGCTCAAAGAAGCGTCAAACGATCGCGCAGCTGCCGGGACTTATTCAAGGCCTAGCGAGCAAGACCGACCTGTCATTGCCCGAAGCCGAAGAATTGCTGCAGCTGTCTAAGCAGGTAGCAAGCGAGTCGCAGCGGTTAGACGAGGGCCGGGTGGAGGACAAGGACTCGTCGATGGCATGGTTGAAGGAAGCAGGGGACACCCTCTTGGAATTCCTGCCGCTAATACTGGAAGTAGGCGCGGCGTTCCTGTAAGTCAGACCTCTGGCAAGAAAACAGTTAACTTCCACGTTGGAAAGACGGGCGAAAAGGTCGCGGCAGTTCTAGTCGCACCCAACGCCCCTATGCCTGACATGGAGGTCCCTGTGGCGAAAGGTGGGGCATACCGTGGGTCGGCGATGACCATTCAGCGCTCTCAGTCCGGTACTGACCGGCGGGTGCGTATTGCCGGGCATCAGTTTTTGGGAGAAGTTGGCTTTCCCTATACTGTTACCCAGCCTGGTCAACGCTCAACCTCCGGTATTCGCTCCATTAGTCCCGACGCCCTCGGTGGACCACTGTTGCTGCAGTCGGAGACTTATGAGCAGCATCGGGCGCGGAAGTTGCAAATCAAGTACGTGCCCAACTGCTCGAGTCTCGCGAAAGGCTCTATTGCCATGTATTTCAGGAACGATGTCGCCACTCCCGTGGATGTTGTGGGTATTGAGGAGTTGGCCCATGCCGCCACTCATCCTGCCTTCGTTCAGACGCAAATTTGGCAACCGGCAGCTTTGCCGATTCGCCCGGATGACGCTACCATACGTTATTTCGACACCGACTCTGGGGACGCTCGCTTGCAGGTCCAGGGAATGGTCACTATTGAGTCTGCTGTGGAGCAGGTCTCTAGTGACCTTTCCTCCGGTTCCTGCGGGAATTTGTTCCTCGAGTATGACATCGAGTTCTTCGATGAGGAGTTGGATTACGAGGTGGCTGATGTTACGTCTGGACGGTTCGTGGCTAGCGCTGACGCTTTTTCAGCGCAGCAGATGGACCCGATTGAGATTACGGCTCAATTGAGTATTATCAGCCCTGGCCAGTTCAATTTGACGTTCTTGGATGATCTACCCAGGGACGTCAAAGCCGTGTTCGCGGGCGTTATAATTGACGACGGTACCGCTGAGTCGGAGGACATTTTGTCCTATACGACCGTGGGTTCCGCCGCAATTAAGCAAGCCGCGAACGGCACCGGTGTCTTCGTGCGGTTCTTTCAGCACGATCCTGCGAGCGCCGACTTCACGGATGGCAGTATTTATGCCCGGTTGTATTCCGACCTGGCGTCAGCGCAAGCTGATACCGCCGATTCTTCCGTGGATATAGCGCAAGCGCAGCCCGGAACTTGGCTTTGGGCGGCCTCCGGCAGTGCCACTTGCCGACTTTCTGTCAGCTATGTGGCCGCGGAGCTCACTTACGACTGAGATCCCC